AGATTGTGCTGTAATTATCGCTACACATGAGGTTGATACAAAAGAAGAATTAGTGGAATGGTGGAATGAATGCGCAGATAACACGCCACTAACAGAAGAAGAAATAGAAAAAGTGTGGAACAAAGCACATGAAACTAACATTTGTTGATTTATTTGCCGGCGTTGGAATGGCACGCATGGGAATGGAACAAGCCGGCTTTGAATGTGTATATACATGTGAATTTGATAAACACAAGAGGAAAGAATATGAAATCATACACGGAAACGAGCCGGAGGGTTGCGACATCCGAGATGTACGAGCAGCTGACATTCCAAGAGCAGATGTTTGGTTCTTTGGCGCACCATGCCAAGACTTCTCAATCGCAGGACTTAGAAAAGGACTTGACGGAGATAGGTCAAGCCTTATCGGTGAAGTATTCAGGCTCATCGAAGAAAAAGCAGAAGATAAACCCACATGGTTGGTCTATGAAAACGTTAAGGGAATGTTATCAAGCAACTACGGATACGACTTCTTATCCATACTTCTTGCAATGGATGGATTGGGGTATGACGTTGAATGGCAGACTCTCAACTCAAAAGATTTCGGAGTGCCGCAGAATAGGGAAAGAGTGTACACTATCGGACATCTTAGAGCCAAAGGTAGCAAGCAAATACTACCTATCACCAGCGCAGATGGAAAAGATAGTAATACAAAGATAAATGTTGTTGGTTCTACTAACCCAGGAAGAAAGATACAACAACGAAAATACATTTATGGCGATGAAGGACTAATAGGCTGTCTAATCGCAACTGATTACAAAGAGCCGAAAATAGTACAAATAGGGAGAATGAAATCAAACAGAGAAAATCCTAACCAACAAGGTGTAATTGTAAAAGCATGCATTACACCAGATAGGATAGAGAAAAGACAGAATGGCAAACGATTCAAAGAAGATGGCGAGCCAATGTTTACTCTGACAAAGCAAGATATACACGGTGTATTTATCCAAAATGGTGAAGAGTATGTCATACGAAAACTTACACCAAAAGAATGCATGAGATTGCAAGGTGTTCCAGATGAATACACAGATAAACTAATACAAGCCGGCATATCAGACAGTCAGATTTATAAAGCAGCTGGTGATGGTTTATCAGTACCAATAGCAAAAGAAATCGGTGAAAGGATAAGGAAAACTTATGAATAAAGAATACATACCATGCGAGGAAGCAGCACTGAGCGCACGTACTACAAAACAGAAAAATAAACAGCAGAAAATAGAACTATTTAACGATAGCTTTCAAAATTACAAACGTTACCAAATTCCAAAGGCGCAATTGGTTATTGCCGATATCCCGTATAACCTTGCTGAAAATGCATACGCAAGCAGTCCCCAATGGTACGTGGACGGCGATAACAAGAACGGTGAAAGCAAAAAGGCAAAGTCATCATTCTTTGATACTGATGGTTATTTCAGAATTCCTGAATACATGCACTTTTGCTCAAAAATGCTAATTAAAGAGCCGAAAGAAGTCGGAAAAGCACCAGCAATGATCGTGTTCTGTGCCTTTGAACAGATGCAACAAATCATTGAGTATGGAAAAAAGTACGGATTTATGAAAAGTTACCCCCTTGTATTTGTAAAAAACTATTCAGGACAAGTGCTAAAGGCAAATATGAAGATCGTTGGAGCAACAGAATATGCGGTTGTTTTATATCGTGATAAATTACCGAAATTCAACAATCAAAATCGCATGATCTTCAACTGGTTTAAGTGGGAACGAGATACAACAACACCCAAAATACACCCTACACAGAAGCCGGTACAGTTATTGAAGCAACTAATAGAAATATTTACAGATGAGGGAGATGTCGTGATAGATCCATGTGCTGGTAGTGGTTCAACACTAAGGGCATGTGCAGAAATAAATAGATCTTGTTACGGTTTTGAAATCAAGAAAGACTATTACAAATTAGCAAAGCAGAAAATTTTAAAAGATGTACAGCAAAGTCTAATTTTATAAACAGAAAGGATAAGGAAAACTTATGAAGAAAATAATTAAAGCACTAGCATTAGCAACACTATTAGTTATAACAGGATGTACACAGGCAGATACTGTAAGACACAACCTTACAGAAGATGCAGATAGTTTTAACATCACAAGACGTATCACTGTTTTTAACACACGTACTGACAAAGTCTTAATGCAGATGACAGGTGTAATGTCCATCAAAACAGACTCAGGTACAAAAGAGTTGAATGTCTTAGTAAAAGATGGCGAAACATATTACAAGCATTTAATCTATCTAAACGATGACACAACATACGTCATGGAAGATATCGGCGGTGCTGATGTATCACGTTCTGCATATGAAATTCATTTCTTACCAGAAGTACTGGAAAGCGGATTGTTGGATATAAAGGTGGATAAGTAAGATGAAGAACGAAAAAGTATTAGCACAAGAGCAAAAACCAAAATTACAACCATTTCCATTTATTGAGAATGAAGAATACTTACTAAAACTAAAAAATGGACAGTATGTTATTGCATATTGGGGAAATGGACAATTTTTTTCAGAGTATAGCGACAACTTTGTCGAAGAAGAAATTGAAAGTATTGTTGCTTTAAAGGAGTTAGGACTATGAAAGTTATATTAAACAAATGTTATGGCGGATTTGGTGTATCACAAGAAGCGTACGAATTGTATGCAAAGAAAAAAGGAATAGAAATATTCTTTTATAAGTTTGAATGTGAAAACGACAAACCAAAATACAGAAAAACCAATACAGGCATTTCAATATTCAATACTATTTTTACAAAGGATTTTGGAGATTATGTTGAAATGTCTGATGATAATTTCGAAAAATATTACTTGTATTTAGACAAAAGTCATAGAAAAGATCCAATACTAATAGAAGTTGTTGAAGAACTTGGTAAGAGTGCAAGCGGCCCTTTTGCTGAACTTAAGGTTGTGAATATTCCAGATGATATGGAATACGAAATTGATGATTACGATGGTATGGAAACGTTACACCAGAAAGTTGAGAAGTGGTAAAAAATATGAAAAACAAAGAAAAATACGATATTAGATACCTGACATTTAACGTTAGTCAATATCAAAATGGAATAGTTAAGTCCATAGACATTTATTACGATGTCAAAAGAATAGGAAAAATAAAATTTTTAAATGAAACAACTGCTACACAAGCCATGAATGCGATAGGCGAATGGTTAGAAGAAGAATATGTTCCGGATATTCTAACCGATAAAGAAAAGGCTTATTTATCCGCTGTAATTAAGCCGTTTAGAAAAGATGTTAAATATATCAAGAAAATGGATTTTGTAATAAAAGCAAAAGAATACTTGTTAATTAAAATGCACGATCTTAGCACAGCAGCACTTCCATTATTTGAAAAAGGAACAATGTACAAAGGTATGGAAGTAGATAAAAAATACACCTTAGAGGAGTTGGGGTTATGAAATACAGAAAGAAATCAGTAATTGTGGAAGCAATTAAATACGACAATGGGAATATCGGAAAAGTATTAAGATTCTGCGGAGAATTATATTACAACCCATATGATAATGAATATTACGTCAATACATTAGAGGGGCGTATGAAAGTTACTGATGGTGATTACATCATCGAGGGAGTAAATGGTGAGTTTTATCCATGCAAGCCTGATATCTTTGAGCATATATATGAGGTGGTGGAATGAATAAATATCAAGACAGTTTAGATAATTTTGTAAAAGCATTAAGCTATATTACAAATTTTAAAAGTGTACATGATTGGAAATCAGACTTACAGGAACTTGTGGATAGGGCTACACCGAAGAAGCCAAAAAATTGGACAGTATTAAATAGAGGAATTGAATTTAATTGTCCAGTTTGCAACAGACTATATCATGAACGTGTTAATTTCTGTTCGAGTTGCGGACAGGCGATAGATTGGAGTACCGATGATAAGTGATGATTTTGAGCCAAGATTTGAGGGCATGTCATTCTCTCATAGTATTGATGGTCATGGTTGGCCAGACAGCGTAACTGTCAGCAACGGAAAAGGCATATTCGATGGATACAGTTCAAGGGAATATGTGCCGTATGAAGAAGTTAGAGAATTGCTTCAGAAAGCAAAACCAATGAAGCCTGTACAAAAACCAGCCGGCAGAAAGATATGTCCTAATTGCAAAAGGAGTACGGCAAGAGAAGCTAGTCCATTGTATTGTTGTATTTGCGGGCAAAGGCTAGATTGGAGTGAAGAATGACACCGGAACAAGTAAAAGAAGTAATTCAGTTGCAAAAAGAAATAGATGAATTAGAAGAAATTAGAGCCTATGGAATTGGAATACTTGTAAAACACATATTATCTGGGAAATATACAGAGTACAGAAGTGGGTGGTTTGGTAGTGCGCATGAAATTCCATCATTTTTACAGTACCGAATACACGAAGTAATCGCAGACGAAATCGAAGCAAGAAAGATCATGCTTGCAGATTTGGGGGAAGAATAGGAAGCCTATATGATAACAAAAGAAAAATTTCAGTACACAGATGGCAAAATGAAAGGCTTCAGGCACACTATCGCAATGATCATACAACTGGGCGATAGATTGGAAGAACTAGCCATCACACTATCAGGGAACACGCTAAAATCACCGTCTATCAAATCACCTGAAGAAGCAAAGTATCAAAGCGGCACGAGGATATTCCACGATAACATAATCGCACTATCTGCTGAAGAAGTGGAAACACGCAAAGAGTACGATAGATACGAGCATGAATATAAAGACTATGCTACATTCTTTCAGAAGTTAGATGATAGCGAAATAGAAATGTTGCGGCTTAGATACGAGAACGGTTTCGATTATGTCACGATAGCGAAAATCCTATATACTTCTCATGGATATGTTTATAAAAAAATATGTCAAATTTTGGATAAATGGTGATTTGTGGAAATCGCCACGCTAATTTGATGGTATAATGGCAATAGGCAAAAACCATGAGCAAATTATGCTTGTGGTTTTTTCTGTTATAAGCCAGTAGATAACTTTCTTTTCATTTGAAACCTTATGTACTCATAAATTCACTCCTTTTGCATACTGCTGGCTTATTTCATTAGAAAGGGACACAATGGAATTTGTTAAAGTTAAGATAAGTGACATATTGCCAGCTGAATACAATCCAAGAAAAGAATTGAAGCCTAATGATGAAGAATTTATCAAGATTAGCAATTCCATTGACGAATTTGGATATAGTGAGCCGATTATCGTTAATAAAGACATGACGATCATCGGTGGACATCAGCGATTGAACGTGCTGAAGTACAAAGGTATCGAAGAAATCGAAGTAGTAATGCTTGATTTGCCAAAAGATAAAGAAAAAGCATTGAACATCGCACTCAATAAGATAACTGGCTACTGGGACATGGAAAAACTGACCGATTTGCTGTTAGATCTAGGAAATGAGGGCTTTGATTTAGAACTAACAGGCTTCAACATGGACGAGATAGGCGGTTTATTCAGCGAACCTGAAGAAAAAGAAAACGCTAGAATGAACACGGTGAACCATTACAACCTACAAATCTATGATGAAACGGAAACAGACGGCTTCTATCAAATGCCAGTAATTAAGAATGACGGATTTATCCCAAGTGATCTAATAGGTTTCAACTATGCAATGACAAGCAAGAACAAAAACGTTGGCATTCATTGTTTCGTTGATGACTATCAGTTTGAAAGGCTATGGAATAGACCTGATGAATACGTGGATATGCTGAGCGAGTATGAGTGCGTATTAAGCCCCGATTTTAGCCTATACATGAATATGCCTATGGCTATGAAGATTTGGAATGTGTACCGTTCACGCTTATTAGGGCAATATTGGCAAAGCAAAGGTATCAAGGTGATACCTACAATCAGTTGGGCTGAAGAAGAAACATTTACATTCTGTTTTGACGGAATACCCGAAAAGTCTATCGTTGCAATCAGCACGATAGGCGTTAAAAGAGAAGATGAAGCATTTGAAGTATGGAAAAACGGCGTTGATGCAATGATACAGAAGATCAAGCCGGAAACAATACTTGTATATGGTGGACAAGTCGAGTATGACTATCCACAGGAAACAAAAGTCATTTACTTTGAAAATAAAGTGACTGAACGAATGAAAAAGAAAAAATAGGTGGCAACCGATAAGGGTTATCACCTTTTTATTTTGGAAAGGGATAAGAAATGGGCGGACGCGGTGCAAGTTTAGGTGATTATTATCTTGGCGGCAATCATTATACGTACGGTGATGAATACACAACGGTATTGAAGTCAGGAAATATTAAGTTTGTTCAAAGAAAAGACGGAAAAGCGACTACAGCGCCTATGGAAACAATGACAAGAGGTAGAGTGTATGTTACAGTCAATCCAAAGAATAATAAACTTGCTAGCATTACCTATTTTGATAACGACAACAAGAGAACAAAGCAGATTGATTTAAGCCACACACATAACGATTTTTCACCACATACGCATCATGGGTACAATCATAACGAAAATGACGGTAAAAAAGGCGCAACGGCACTAACGCCGGAAGAAAAGAAAATGGTTGAGAGAGTAAAGTTTTTGTGGGATAATATGGGCGAAAAATAGTAAGTCGAGGTAGTTCGGTCTATGCTGTGATGTATGGGAATACCCACTGCGGAGAACCTTGTTCAACTCAAGGCGCTTACTTATAAGAAGCGATAGTCATGTGATTATCGCTTTTTTTGTGTTCAAAGAAAGGAAATATCATGGGCGGACGTGGTGCTAATGTATCAATAGCAAGCAAGGCAACAAGTGAGCCTACAACATCAAAGGTAATCACGGCAGCAGCTGGTGAAGAGCCAAAGAAGAAAAAGAACTCACTAAGCGAAATGTTTAAGAAGCGCAAATCTAAAGACATTGAATTCTTTTTTGGTGACACAGAATGGCGCTCAAACAAGTATTTTAAGTTTGATCATGTGAAAGACAATGACAATATCATTCTAGTAACAAACAATATCAAGGCAATCAAAGGAAACTTTGCGATGATAGTTGATAATGACAAAGCTGTATATCTAAAGGATTGGCAAGTAAAGCCAGTACATAATTTTAGCGAGGGTATGAATGGCTGGGCTGTGAAGTTAAATAGAAAGTACTTCAAGCCGTACACATTCAAAAAGCCATTTGATGACTATTTATTTGATAAGCAAGATGACTTTGACAGTCTTCTAAAGACGGCGAAGAAGCAAGACAAGACATACATTGCTTTAGACAAAGACCAGTCATATGAAAAGAGAATGTTCCTAAATGGTTACAAGTACTATTAAGCATATAAGCCCGTGCCATAAGTGCAGATACCAAAACAGATGTACAAAAGGGCGGAATTGCAAAGAATACAAGAAGTGGCTAAAAGACTTCCAAAGAAGAAAATAGAAAGGACGGGCGAGAAATGGCGAATAAGAGCCAAAAGGGGAAAAATGATAAAGACATCAAGGAAACCAAAAAGACGGCTAAAACGAGCCAAAACAAGCCCAAAACGTCAAAAAATAAGGGACACGATAACCTAATTCCAGTTACAAAGAGAAGCAAGGAAGAAGCAAGGGCTATCAGCCGCAACGGTGGTATCAAGTCAGGGCAGACAAGAAAACGCAAGAAAGAACTAAGAGAAACGTTTAAGGCGTTGCTATCATTGCCACCGACACAAAGGGATAAAGAAACAGTCGCTAAGGCTTTAGGTGTTGAACCTGAAGTCATAGAGTCACAAGAAACGATACTAGCCGTTGCAATGATGTCACAGGCCAGAAAGGGAAACGTTAAGGCGTTTGAAGCCGTGAACAGAATAGTAAACGGTGAAAGCCTAACAGATAAAGAAGACATCAAGATAAGACGTGCAGAGTTAAAGATGAAGCAAGAAAAGCACGCTATCGAGATGGAACAGTACGAAGCAGAACATAAGAAGAAAGACGGTACAAAATATAAGGGAATTCCAACCTTGTATATAGCACCGTCTTTTTCTCAATTCATTTGGGACGTTTACCACCATGAAGTCCACGAGTTTGTCAATGAGGGTGGGCGTGGAAGCACAAAATCGTCATGTATAGGTTTAGCAATCATTGATCTAATGATGCAAGACGAAAACTATAACGCGTTAGTCATGCGCCAAGTATCGAACACCATCAAAGACTCAGTGTATAACCAGCTTAAATGGGCTATTGATAAATTGGAATTAGACAATGAGTTTAAATGTACGAAATCCCCTATGGAAATCACACGCACAGCAACGGGACAAAAAATATTCTTCCGTGGTGCTGATGACCCGTTAAAGATTAAGTCCATTAAACCTGAAAAGGGGTATATCGCTATTGTTTGGTTTGAAGAATTAGACCAATTCTATGGTAGCGAAACAGTCAGAAACATTGAACAGTCAGCCGTGCGTGGTGGCGATAAAGCGTGGATATTTAAGTCATTCAACCCACCGAAGACGGCTAACAACTGGGCTAATGAGTACGTACTTACAGAAAAAGCCGGAATGAAAGTCTATCATTCCACTTACTTAGATGTTCCAAAAGAATGGCTGGGTAAGAACTGGCTAGACGAAGCAGAAGCATTAAAAGAAATCAATCCTAAGGCTTATGAAAACGAGTACTTGGGTAAGGTGAATGGAACTGGTGGCAATGTATTTGAAAACGTGACTATTAGAGAAATCACCGATGAAGAAATAAACAACTTCAACTATACATACAACGGGCTTGACTGGGGCTGGTTTCCTGACCCGTTAAACTTCACGCGTTGTTGTTATGACAGCGCACATATGACTTTATACATTTACGCAGAATTCAGGGCTAATAAGATGCCTAATGAAGACGTGGCGCAGATACTCAAAGACCAGTTTAAGATTGGCGATGAGATTGTCACGTGTGATAGTGCTGAAAATAAGTCTATTGCTGACTTGCGGGCATTTGGCATCTCAGCACGTGGTGCAGAAAAAGGCGCTGGAAGTGTGGCGTATTCTATGAAGTGGCTATCCTCACTAAAGGAAATCGTGATAGATAGCAAGAGATGCCCTAATGCAGCCAAGGAATTCACGCACTATGAATACATGCGAGATAAAGACGGGCAAGTGATCAGTGGCTATCCTGATAAGGACAACCACAGTATAGACAGCGTACGATACGCATTAAACCCTGTTTGGAAGAAGAAAGGGCAATGATGAACATACTAAGAAAGATTATTGATTTTATAAAGGAGGCCTTTAACAGAATGTTTGGAAACACACAACTGGAAAAAATAACTGGCAAGCGTGTAATTTTATCACAATCCATGATTGAAAGAATGCAACTGTGGGATGAGATGTTATGCGGAAAAGCGCCATGGATAGATAAGACGGATTCAGATTCAGGCGTTAAGAGTTTAGGCTTAGAGGGCGCTGTATGTTCTGAATTTGCTAACGTGACTTTATCTGAAATGGAAACGAGTTTGGACAATGACAAGTTGAATGAACTCTATCAAAAGGCGCTAAGAAACTTTAACGAACACTTTCAAACAGGCTTGGGCTTAGGTTCTATGGTTGTAAAACCGATTGGAAACACTGGAAACGTTGAATACATTCCAGCTGATAGAATTATCCCCTTTGAATTTGGCGATGATGGGCGATTGTTAAAGGTTGCATTCATTCAAGTTAAGGAAATTGACAAGGATACTAAGTATTATCGGTTTGAATATCACGAACTCACACCGGAGGGATTGCGAATTCAAAACAAGGCGTATAAGGGCGTAAATGGTGAGATTGGAAACCAAGTACCTTTGACTTCAATCGAAGAATGGGCGCAACTGTATGAAGACATACTCTATCAGGGTATGGATCGTATGGACTTTGGCTATTACAGAAACCCTATTCCTAATCGAATTGATAAGAGTAAGAATGGTGTTTCAATCTTTGAAAAGGCTATCGAGCAAATCAAGAAAGCAGACCAGCAATTTGGGCGTTTAGACTGGGAATATGCAAGCGGCGAACGCTTTATCTTTGCAGATTATACAGCCGTCAAGAAGAAGCAAGATGGCTCATTTAAGATGCCTAAGAGTAAGGAACGCTTACTCATTCCATATGATCCCGATACATCAAACGGAGATAAGACACTAAGTGAATTTAGTCCAGCGATGCGCGATACTTCATACATTGCTGGATTAAATGAGTATAAGCGACTGGTAGAGTTTAATTGTTGCCTTGCCTATGGCGATTTGTCTAAGAATGAAAGCGTGGAAAAGACAGCCGAAGAAATCAAAGCAAGTAAGAACCGTAAGTACAATATGGTAAATGCAATCCAAGTAAACCTAAGAGATTGCCTGGAAGATCTAGCATATGCTATTGCTTTCTATCAAGCGATGATAAAAACGGACTTTGGTTTTAACTGTACATTCCATGACTCAGTTAAGACAGACGAAGAAACAGAACGCGCACAAGATAGAATTGATGTTGCAAGTGGCTTTATGTCACCTGTTGAGTATCGCATGAAGTGGTACGGTGAAGATGAAGCAACAGCCATGAGTAAGATTGCAGAAATCAGGGGAATGATGACAGAGGGTGAACAGCCTTAATGTTCAGTGAAAACGACCTTAAGAAAGTCCCTGAATTTCTAGCGCAATCAATGCAACGACTGGAAAGCGAGATACTTGCTGACATTATCCGAAGAATTGAACAAGTTGGACACATTACACGTACAGCAGATTATGAATTGTATAGGCTGTCACAGTTGAATGGATTTAATAAAGACTATCGGAAACTCATACAACATGCATTAGATCTATCTGATGCGCAGATGAAAGAACTGTATGAGCGTGTGATTGCTGACGGATACGCACGCGATGAAGCGCTTTATAAAGACGTGGGCGTGGACTTTGTGCCGTTATCAGAAAACACGGAACTATTACAACTAATAGAAGCCGTACAGAAGCAAACGCTATCAGACATCAACAACATCACCAACGCATTAGGCTTTACAGTGGACGGGCAATTTAAAAGCGTACATGGCTATTATGGCGAGTTACTTAATAAAACCTTGATAGAAGTATCAACGGGCGTATTTGATTACAATACAGCGCTAAAAAAGGCCGTAAATGAATTGACGGCTAGTGGTGTACGATACATTGAATACGAAAGCGGAAGACATGATCGCATTGATGTTGCTGTACGGCGTGCTGTAATGACTGGTATGCGACAAGTCATAGCAAAGATTGAAGATGATAACGCTGAAAAATTACACACAGAGTTATTTGAAGTATCGGCACACCCAACGGCTAGACCATCGCATGCGCTATGGCAAGGCAAGATATACACGAAACAGCAACTCATAGATATTTGCGGCTTAGGTGAAGCCGGTGGATTGTGTGGCGTGAATTGTTATCACCATTACATGCCATTTGTAAGTGGTTTTAGCGAGCGAAGATATACGGACGAGGAATTATCCAAACTGTATCAAAGAACGCTAGAAACGCACGAATACGGCGGCAAGGAATACACTCTATACGAAGCAACGCAACGCATGCGAGCATTAGAAAGACGAATGCGTGTTCAGGACGAAAGAATAGAGTTATTAAAGATGGGAAACGCCGATAAAGCAGACGTTACCATCATGAAGAACCGAAGAACAGCAACATATAACGAATACAAAGACTTTGCGAAAGCAATGGGCTTGCCTGAAGAAATGGCAAGGGTATTCACGAAAGAGAACTAAAGCGCTATATGCGCTTTTTTCTATTGGCAACTATGCCTTAAATAGCAACTCTTTAGCAGATTGGCGACCTGCTTTAACAACGCCTAACAGGAGGAAGAAATGAAAAAAGAAGAATTGCAAAAGTTGGGACTCACAGAGGAACAAATCAACGAAGTTTTTAAGATGAATGGCTTAGACGTAAACGGTGCTAAGGGCGAATTAGAGAACGCCAAGAAAGAACTAGAAAATTACAAATCACAGTTTACAAGCACACAGGCAGAACTGAAGAAATTGCAAGAGTTGAAGCCTGAAGAACTAAGCAAGCAAGTTAGCGATCTAAACGAGAAACTTGCAACACAGAAAGCAGATTTTGAAAAGCAAATCGCTGATAGAAACTTCAATGATTTATTAACAAAGTCAGTTGCAACAGCTGGAGGACGTGAAGCAAAAGCAATCATTCCATTCTTGGACGTGGAAGCATTAAAGACTTCTCAGAACCAAGAAACAGACATCAAGAGCGCTATTGAAGCAGTCAAAAAAGATCATGATTACTTATTTACTTCCAATGAGCCAGTCAAAAATCCTGTATCAAGCACACAGGGCAATGGAAGCGCTGGGGATACAGGACTTGATTTTGCACGCTCCATCATGGGCGTAAAAACAGAGAAAAAATAGGAGGAAAGCAAAATGCCAAACAGTATTAAATTATTTCAATCTTACATCACAGTTTTAGACGAGCTTTATAAGCAAGTGTCTTTAACATCTATTCTTGACACAAACACATCACTTGTACAAATGACAAACAACGGCAAGGAATTCTTAATTCCAAAAATTGAAATGGATGGATTAGGTGAATACAGCCGTACAGATGGTTATCCTGAGGGTGCGGTAACACTAGACTTTGAAACAAAGAAGCCTAACTTTGATCGTGCGCGTGTGTTCAAAGTTGATAACATGGATAACGTGGAAACAGCGGGAATTGCCTTTGGCAAATTATCTTCTGAATTCATCAGAACTAAGGCAGTGCCTGAAGTTGATGCGACACGCTTTGCAACTTATTGCGCTAAGGGTACACCTGCCGTCAATGCTGACCTTGCAACTGGCGAAGACTGGATAAAGGCTATTTCAAAAGCTACAGTTGATATGGATAATGCCGAAGTGCCAATGGAAGGACGTATCTTATACATTACACCGGACGGATTAGCATTGGTAAATGACATGGATACAACAAAGAGCCGCGCAGTATTGTCACGTTTCTCACGTATCATTCCTGTACCACAGTCACGCTTTGTAACGGCAATCAAGTCACTATCAGGCAAGACAGGTGAAGAAAAGGGCGGATATGAAAAGGCAACAGCAGGCAAGGATCTAAACTTCCAAATTGTTCACCCATCAGCACTCATCCAGTTTACAAAGAACCTTGTAAATAAGATTGTCACACCTGAAGAAAATCAGGATGGCGACTGGTGGAAATTCTTCTTCCATCTATATGGTGTAAACGAAGTTTACGATAACAAGAAATCCGCTATTTATTCTCACGCAAAGGCTTAACCTATGGCTAAAATCTATGGCGTACTCTTTAACGGTAACGGGCAAATTCTCTGTAATGGGGAATTGTCCACCGTTATTGAAGAACAGTTAATGGAAGAACCAGCGGAAGAAGAAAATAAGGCGGAAGAACCAAAGGAAGACGAAAAGAAGCCAAAAGAAAAGAAGTAACAAGGAGGGTGCATGATTTTTGCTGACTATCAGTTTTACAAAGAACAATACCTATTAGGTAAAAGCCCTTTGATACCCGAAAACGAATTCAAGTTTTACGCGAACAAAGCCAGTAACGAAATACTAAACCGAATTAAGTTTGACTTTGACGGTGAACCGATTGAAGAAATGAAACAGGCTATGTGTGAATTGGCGGAGGTACAATTCAGCCAGTCAAATAGCAATTCTGCAAGTGTTCCACCAGGCATTGCAAGCGAAAAAGTTGGGGAATACACAGTCACTTACAAAGGCAATTCAAACATTGAAATCGAGCGTGATTATACGTTAAAGGTGACTAGCATTCTTAAAAAGTGGTTAGGTAAAACGGGCTATTTATACAGGGGTATATGATCATGTACGCAAATACATCATGTACCCTTTATCTTAAAAGCAACGGTTATAAAAAAGTCTTTATTGATAAGTGCTTTTTGACAAACACTAGCATTGTAAGCATGAATAAACAAGGGCGCACGTATGACGAAAGCGCCTTTTGTATGTTTGATGGACACACAGACTTACAGTTTACTAAGGGGAAAGACTTACTGATTGAGGGTAATTGTGCTATCGAGATTGATACCACAGATGCACGCAAGCAATCAGAAAGCATGGATAAGCTGGTAAAGGCTGGCGCATTTACAATCATGCTTGCTGACTACAAAAAGTACGGCACACAGTCGATGCAACATTGGGAAATATCATGCAAATAGTTGGCAAGATACACTTCAAAGAAGTTGAACAGTTGCTTGCAGAACACGGACTCAATGACGGTGGCGAGGTTCAGAAGTTTATAGACAATGAAGTTATGCGCCAATCATTGCCATACATGCCTAATCTGAATGGCGTGTTACAAAATGCAATGATGTCCCAAACGGTTATCGGTTCAGGGCAGATAAGGCAGAATACACCTTATGCACGCTATCAATACTATGGTGTGCTTTTCGTAGACCCAATCACCTTAAAGGGTTCATTCTATGATGCCCGTACGGGTAGGCATTGGAGTCGCAAGGGCGTTGCTAAAATACCTGACCCAAACGGTAGAACTTTGAACTATAACACTTCAAAGAATGCATTAGCTGGTTCTCATTGGTTCGATAGAGCCATGAAAGATCACGGCGAAAGCATAGGGCGTGCTGCTGCTAGATTAGCGAAAGGTAGGTTTGTCAAATGAACGTAATAGAAACAGTAAAGAAGATTTTAACCGACTGTCCTTTAATGGACGAATTCAACAACAATATTCACATTGACTATATGTCACTTGGTGACGTAAAGGAAATGGACACGGGCGTATATCCACTAGGTACATCGCTAGTAAGTGGGGACATATTAGGCAATAAGAAATACCATATCAATTTCAGCGTATTTGCTGATAGAAAAGCGTATGAAGACTATGATCGCTTGAACAATAGCGGCTTTCTATTGTCGCTTACTTATTACCTTAACCAACTCAAAGACATAGCGATAACCGAAAACGTAAACGGCGAAGCAAAGAACGGCACTATCACAAAGATTAGCGCCGGAAACGGCTTGCTGTTCAGCGTTCCAAGTGGTGATATTAACGACGGTGTCACATATCAAATCCAAATCGGTGTGGATTACACAATATACAAGTAAAGGAGGGCTAGAAAATGCCAGAACCAGCAAAGCAAACACAGACAAACGGCGCTATTGCGCGTGAATTCTTAGCGCATTACATCAACGCAGCACCAAAGGAAACAACAGCGAAGTATGTTCGTATCGGCAAGGACTTAGAAGAGTACGACGTTACTCTTAATGCTGAAGTGTCAAAGAAGAAAAACATCTTAGGCGAAAATTCAGTCAAGGTGTCTTCTTATGATCCGTCCAGTTCAGTCGATACATACTATGCTGAAAAAGGGAATGCGTTACACACATTCTTACAGGATATTGTTGATAATCGCAAGAAGTTAGACGATGTTAAGACAACAGCATTAGAAGTACATACTTGGGATGGCACTCCTGGCGCATACGTTGCGTATGAAGAAGAAGTGTTTATCGAAGTGAAGAAGTATGGTGGTAAGAGTGATGGATACCAAATCCCATTCGACGTACACTATACAGGTAAGCGCAAGAAAGGTAAGTTTAACGAAACAACTAACACTTTCACGGCTGACAGCAACTAAATAGGCGGCATAAAAACCGCCTTTTTATTTATTTTAAGAAAGGAAACCAAACAATATGGCTATGAATATTAATTTTGATGATGGTATCGAGGAAATCACCATCAACAACGATAAGAACCGAATTCTAAGAGTGAATGTCCGTGACATTGGAATTTTAGATCGTGTCCAACATGTAGCAGACAACTTCCAAAACAAAATCAAAACATTAGGTGAAGAACTAACAATCACAAGTGACGGTGAAGCAACTGTACCTGAAATTGCTGAAACTGTACGCAAGATGAATGAAGAAATGCGAAAAGAATTTGACAGCATTTTCTATGATGGTGCAAGTGAAATTGTGTTCGGAAAGCAGAACCCTTTATCAATGAGTAACGGTAACACCATTTTCAACAACTTCATGACGGCTTTCGCAGAATATATCAAGCCATTTATCGAAAAAGAAACTAAGAAGATGCAAAAGAACATCGAAAAGTATCGTAAGGCGTATAAGAAGAAATGATAGGGCGATTACCGACAACTATCACGGTAAATGGTAAGGAATTACACATAGAAACGGACTTCAGAACAGCGCTATTGGTGCTTGTTGCTTGCAATGATGTTGAACTATCGGACAGAGAAAAAGTTTATATCATGGTCGATGCGCTTGTGGGCTTTGAGAACTTGGAACGTGAAGACGTGGAAGAAGCAATCAAGCAATGCTCATGGTTCATGGACGGTGGCAAGGACTATTCCAAGGCGATACACAAGCCAAAACTAATGGACTGGGAACAAGATGAACAAATGATTTTTAGCGCAATCAATAGAGTAGCCGGAAAAGAAGTACGAACAGAGTCATATTTGCATTGGTGGTCTTTCTTAGGATATTTCAACGAAATCCAAGAGGGACTTTTTTCTAATGTTTTGAATATTAGACAAAAAAAAGCGAAACATAAACAGCTGGAAAAGTGGGAACAAGACTTTTACCAGGACAACAAAGATTTGATTGATTTTAAGACTGTTTATACGGAAGCAGAAAAAGAAGAAATACGCAAGATCAATGAACGTTTTAAGTAGAAAGGAGGTTTTTAATGTCAGATGGTGGAATTGTGTTTGATACAAAAATAGATACGTCAGAATTTAAAAAGGGCGCATCAGAGTTAAAGGCTGAATTAAAGGACTTGCAATCACAGCTTAAAACAGCGGAAAACAATTCAAAATCGTTATATAACGCTTGGGAAAAAGGGAACTTTAAAGATAACAAGTTACGGCAAGCGCTATCCGAAGCAGATGGCGAAGCATCACGATTACGAAACAGTATTGAAGATGTCAAAACACAACTTGCTTCATTGCCTAAGACATCACTAAAAGATGCAATGCCACAAGGGGAAGCACCTAAGTTTTCACTGAAAGGCGCATTAGGAAACGCTGGCGCATCGCTTGGGAAAGTTATCAATGCTTTATCGGGCGGCGTGATAAATACAACTAAAAACCTATTAGGATTTAATCAGGAACAAAGCAAAACAAATTCATTTGCTAATACATTAGGCAAGTCGATTTTCTCACTTGGTAACATGTTCAAATTGCTTGCTTTGCGAATGGCAATGCGACAAGTACTATCAGGTATCACACAGGGATTTGGGCATGCCGTTGAATACTCTGAAGCGTTAAAGACTTCTATGGATGGGTTAGAAATGAGTACAGGTGCATTTGCTAACTCACTAGGCGCAATGATAGCGCCACTAATCAACATGATAGCGCCTGTATTGTCACAGGTTATTGACTGGTTTACATCGGCAGCTAACGCCGTGGCGCACTTTTTCGCCGTACTAACTGGTGCCGGTTCATATATTGTGGCAAAAAAGAGTATTGCAAGCGTATCGAGCGAACAAAAGAAAATGGCTAGTGCCGCCAAAGGTGCAACAAAAGCGCTAAAAGAAGAACAAGGTGCATTAGCTGGCATTGATGAAATAAATGATATATCCGATAAATCACACGCCGGAGGTGGCGGCGGTGGGGGTGGTGGAGGTACACCGGGTATTGACACCATGTTTGAAACCGTTGACACAGGCGCATTGGACGGTATTTGGAAGATGATTGCAGATGCAGACTGGAAAGGGCTAGGAACTGCCATCGGAACGAAGATAAACGAAGCGTTGGCAAGCATTGACTGGGCTGGCATGGGTGCGACCGTTGGCAAGGGCATAGACGGCGTTATTCAAACGTTGTATTACACGCTGAAAACAATTGATTTTAAGGCGATTGGTGGGTATATTGCTACATTCTTAAACAATGCTATTGAAAATATTGATTTCAATATTCTTGGGCGGTTATTAGTACGCAAGACGTTGGCTGTCTTTGATTTCCTGATTGGCTTTATCACTGGTCTTGATTATGGAAATATCGCCAAGGCTATATCAGACTTCTTGAAAGGTGCATACGACGAAGCAAGCGAGTGGTTACAGAGTTATGACTGGACTAAAATGGGCGAGTTTATCGTAAGTGCAATTGTGGACTTCTTCAGCAATTTAGATGCTGGGGGTATTGCTTCCAGTTTTGCAACATTCATCACTAACGCATTATTAGCGGCACTTGATCTATTGACTGGTATCATCGGCTCAGTATGTGATGGCATTTATAACTACTTCAAAGGCTATATTGACGATAGCGACTATGGAAGCGTTGGTAACAATATCATAATGGGCATTCTAAAGGGTATTTTAGACGGCTTAAAGGGTATTGCTACATGGCTTTGGGAAAATGTATGCAAGCCGATTATTGATGCTGTTAAAACACACTTTGGTATTCATTCACCGTCCACGGTTTTCGCAGAATTAGGCGAATTCTTAATGCAAGGCATGCTGAACGGTATTAAGAAAATTTGGGAAGACATCAAAGCATGGTTTGACGAAACATTTGGAAACCTGAAGAAGTTTATCTCTGAAGCATGGACAGATATTTCCAAAAACACAGAAAAAATGTGGACTGGTATTGCAAAGATATTTACAAGTGCATGGGATAACATCAAGTCCGTATGGGACGGTGTTACAGGCTTCTTTGGCGGCGTATGGGACGGTATCAAACAAGTGTTTGGTACAGTTGCTCAATGGTTCGGTGACACCTTTGGCGGCGCATGGCAAGCCGTTAAGGACGTGTTCAGCACAGGTGGTGTAATCTTCCAAGGCATAACAGAAGCAATCGCAAGCACTTTTAGGAGCATTGTTAACCACATTATCGGTGGTATCAATACAGTTGTTTCCGTTCCTTTTAACGCAATCAACAGCGCATTAAATGGGCTCAGAAACTTCTCTATCATGGGTGCTTCTCCATTCTCTTGGATACCAAGCGTTAGCGTGCCAAGCATTCCATACCTTGCTAATGGTGCGGTTATTCCAGCAAATCATGAATTCTTGGCTGTATTGGGCGACCAAAAGAGCGGAACAAACATTGAAGCGCCATTATCAACAATTCAAGATGCTATGCGCTCAGTTATGGACGAAAGAAGCGGTATTGCTGACGTGATTAATTTGTTGGCTACACTGATTAGAGTTGTACAAGAAAAGAACTTACTAATTGAAGACGTTGGCAAGGCAGCTGTATCGTACATTATCGAAGAAACTAACAGAACAGGTGAAAACCCTGTATCTGTTTTAGGTTAGGGGGAATTATGGCGGAAATAGGTTATAAAATCAATGGCGTGTTATTGCCAACGCCGGACATTGATCCTGATTGCACTAGCGAAGATATGCACGGTAAGAGTTGGCGTGATGGTGCTGGCAATTTACACTTTGTAATTTTGCGCCGTGATGTTACATCAGAAAAACTGAAATGGCATTGGTTATCAAAAGCAGAATTTGAAAACTTAAAGAACCTTTGCCGAAAAGATATGCGAGGAACATATACGTTTGAAAGCATCTCAGGCGAGGTTAGAACGATATATACTGGTGCTAACCTTACATATAAGAAACGAGTTACAGACAAGAATACGGGCGATGTCGCATATTTGGACGTTGCCCTTTCATTTATCGAAGTTTAGGAGGTAGCAAATGCTTAATATTTCAAACGATTTGAAACAAAAATATACAGGCGATTTGCTACCGCCTGATGTTGTTTTGAATATAGCTGGAACAACATACACAAACAAAGACTTTACAAGCGGTTCGCTTAAAATCAAAGAGTCGCTTTGTTCAAAAGATACGCTAGATTTGACAAGTGTTGAAGCATCAACGCTCAAAGTAACGATTGCTAAAGAAACCGGCAATGTTACTGGGCTAGTTGGCAAGCGTGTAACAGCAAAGCAAGATGAATTAGATTTGGGCGTGTACACAATCACAAATGCAAAGTTATCAACAGACTACACAACGGACATTGAATGTTACGATGACTTGAAGAAATTTGTTGATACTGATGTTTCGGAGTGGTGGAATACGCAACTGGTTTTCCCGCTGAGTCTTAAAGATTTGCTGATTAAGTTATGCGATCGTGTTGGTGTCCTAACTGAACTACCTAACGCATGGCCTAACTCAGACATGCAAGTTACTAAAACGGCATACTTTCAGAACTTAAAGGCTAGTGAATTACTGGGATATATCCAAGAAGCAAGCGGCACATTCTTTAGAATGTCACGATCAGGCAAGTTGAAAGCAATCAACCCAAACAAAACACCAACAGAAATTCCATACACAAGGCTTTTCAATGATGCGACTATTTCCGATACGGTAACACCAGCTATCGAAAAACTAGCAATCAAATCAAACGAAAAGGATTTGGGCGTTTCTTCAGGTAAGGCTGACGGCAATACATACTTAATACTTGCAAATCCACTCTTATTTGGGCTTTCCACAGCGCAGATGAAGTCTATATCGGATAAACTCTTTCCAGCGTATAAATGGCAAGCATACACGCCTTGTAAAGCATCATATAAGAGTCTTCCTTATCTTGAAGTTGGGGACTGGGTAAAGGTTACAACATTCAAGGGAATTGTGGCTACATTCCCTATTTTCAGCCGTGAATTAAGCGACATAAATTTGATTGCTGACACGGTAGAAACAAAGGGGAAGAAAGAGCAGAAAAAGACGGTATCTTCAGCAAAGCAAATTCAAGTGTTATCGTGGAACGTTCACGAGATGGAAAACACTTTGGAAACCTTTAAAAGCAAGATAGAGAACATTACAACGGAAGTTGGAAACGCTAATAAAGGAACAAAGCAATACTACTTACAAACGGCATCAGCAAATAAGCCGTCAAAGACTGATAATGCATGGACTGAAACGCAACCGGCTAGTATCAGTGGACAACATATGTGGTATATGCTGGTGGACATCACCGCAAATGGTAGCGAAATTAGACATGAACCATTTGAACTAACAGGCATAAAGGGCGAAAGTGGGCGTGGCATCGTTGGAAGTCCAACACTAACATATCAAGCAAGCACTAGTGCAACGGTTATCCCTACTGGTACATGGTCTAGTGATATTCCTTTAGTAAATGATGGTTACACACTATGGACTAAAGCCGTATGGAAGTATAGCGACAATACAACAAGTGAAGTATATACACCGTCAATCGCTGGCAAAGCTGGCAAGGGTATCAAGTCGGCAACGCCTGAATACTATCTATCAACTTCAAAGGTGGAAGCAACAGGTGGCACATGGCAAGATACACAACCACAGAAAACGGCTGATACTTGGATATGGAAACGATACAGAACTACATTCACAGACGAAAGCGTGGGCTATTCAGAGCCTACTAAAGATGATGTATTGAATGGTGTTTACGATGTCACATCAAGCAATAAATCTGCTATCGAGCAATTAAACAATTCTGTTAATTTATCAGTTCAGGAAACAACCGCAATCAAAAAATCATTACAATCAACAAATGATGATTTGCGCGCCTTAGAAGCACAGACACAACAATATGCAACTAAGGCTGAATTGCAGTTGACGAAAGATAGTATTAGTCAAACGCTAACGGAAGAGATAGACGGTAAAACCGCTGTTCTAAAACAAATCAAATTGCAATCTGATGGTATGCACATTCAAGGCAAAGAAGGTTCAACAACAGAACAGGTACTTGATGAGAAATCATCGAAGATCGTGGTTAATGGGAAAGTCATGGTTGATGTAAACTCTACCGAAACACGCGTACAGTCGTTAAAAGCAGAAGGAAACTTTGCAACTGGTGCGCACAAGTTCAAGCGTGACACGTTAAAGGAAATTAGCGGTGAAGTAGTTGTATGTACGAACATTTATTGGATAGGTGGTGAGTGAGTATGGTTGCATTAAACAACAACTGGAAAGAAGTTGCACGAGTCCATAAAAATGTAAATGGTGGTATGTACAATATCGTCTTATGGGCGCGAGAACCTGACCAATGGATAGATGTCGAAAACAATAAATCATGGATTGAAGTATCTCTCGATACAGAGTGGATACAAGGAAATACATACGGTGGTAATTACTTAATTTCTTGTACTGGGTGTACTCCAATTAGTGGCGGTGCTCCATATCATTTTGAAACATCTAAAAACATATTAAAAGGTGGTTTTTGGGCTGGACATGACGATAATGGAGATTACACTACAAATTTATCTGCTAGTTTAACTTTCGGAGCGTATCCGCTAATGAATACATCACTAAGTGGTGATGTATCATGCAGAAACATTCCAAGAAAAAGCGCAGTTGATGATTATTCTTTGGATAATAACGCAAATAAGTACGCTATTACGTACACAAGAAAAGTAAATGCTTATCGAGAACGTATGCGCATTAGTATTGTCAACGTTGAACAAATAAAAGTTGTTCAGCCATACGAAAGTGGTTCGGCTGTTTCCATGTCAGAAAGCGAATGGGATAGAATTTACGAACTGACGAAAAATCTTGATAAAGGCAGATGTGAAATCGGAATCGTTCTTGAAACATGGACCGCTGATTTTAAAACGAAAATCGGTGAAAGTGCTGAATATAAACAAGAACTGACGATTACAGATAGTCCAACGTTAGATAGCATTGTTGTTACAGATGAAGGTATTGCAAAATCATATATACCTAACGTATATGAATGCATGTCTTTATTATCAAAGAAACGTGTTAAGGTGACTGCAAATGCTAAGAAACACGCAACGATTAAATCAATCACTGTAAGTGTTGGAACATTTAACAAAACCGTCAATACATCAACAGCAGATGTTTTGTTTGATGGTTTGACAAATGCGAGCGGTGAAATAACGTACACGATTACCGCTGCAGATAGCCGCAACAACGTGACAACTTGGACTAAAAAGGCAAAGTACCATCAATACGTTAGACCATCAATTATCAACTTGAATGTGGCACGTAACGGTGCAGAAAGTAGCAACGGTGCGATTAGTGCCGATGGCGAATACTGGCAAGGCAAGGTTGGTAATACAACCAACGCTATTAATATAACGATAAGCGGTAGTGCAACTGGCAATACAACAGGAATTCTTAATAGTAATAAATGGTCTGCAACAAAGCCTATTGGTGGTGCAAATCCAAACCAAGCATATACATATACATTAACTGCCACCGATAGCTTTGGACAGTCGATAAGTCGTGACATTACATTGGCTATCGAAAAAGCGCTAATGCAACTTGGAAAAACACAGGTTGACGTGAATGGCAATTTCACAGCAGAAGATTACTATTTTAAGAAAAACAATAAGTATCAAAGAATGATAGATTTCTTTTATCCGATTGGCTCAATCCTAATGAATGAGAATAAGGACTACGATCCAAACATCATTCTCGGTGGAACATGGGAAAAGATAAACGATAGATTACTCATTGGTGCGAGTAAAGACATACCTATAAAATCAAAGGGCGGTAGTGCTACACACGCACACGGTCAAAGAGATGGGCGAAATGGAAATCTAGCGGCGGCGATTGGTGCGGTTAATGGAAACACTAATGCAATTGGTTATAAAGCAGCAAATGATACAAATTTAGCAGCGGTAGGTAATGCAACGTTTGTTGTTACAGGTTCAGGTGCAGGTTTTATTGGATGGAACCACTTTACGCAGGTTGTTGGACAAACTGCGGAAGCCAGCACGCTGCCACCGTATTACGCCGTCAATATTTGGCGTAGAACGGCATAGGAAGCAAGGTGAATAGATGGAAATACAGTTAAATGACGGCAAAACATTTGAAATTTTGTCATATCAAAAAAATAGTTTTGAATTGATGATACCCTTTAAAAGGGTTTATGATACGGCGGTTCTCATGAACCAAAAGAACGTATCAAACGCAAAGATAGTAGAGTCTATCGGTGGCAAGGAAAACGCTTTATATCAGTTTAAAACAGTTAAAATGTTGGGCTTTGAAACGAAGGTAGTTGATGAAAACAACGTATCTATTCGTTTCGACTTTGAAGAAATTCCAGCGACAGAGATGGAACTGGCACAGTTGCGAGCAAAATTAGAGTTACAACGAAACGTGTTTCTTGTTGGCATGAACCATGCAAGCCCTGAAGATGTAATTCGCCTATGCGATGAATTAGAAGCGTGGAACGGTTTTAAATTTCCCTATCGAAAAGGCGAGAGGTTTAAATACAAAGGAAAACCGTATGAAGCAATCATAGACCATGTTTCACAAGCAAATAAAACACCTGATAAAGAAATTGCCTTGTACAAAGAAATCACAAAAGAAAATAAGCCTACTTATTTAGAGTGGGAAAAAGGCAAAGAGTATAACAAGGGAGATAAAGTTATTTATCAAGGTGGCATTTACGAATGTACATGGGATAAAAACACAAGAGAGCCTACAGGTTTAGGCTGGAAGAAAATATAAATATTTGCTATTAAGGCGGCTATAAAGGCGCCTTTTTAGATAGAAAAGAGGAAAAGAAAAATGAGAATTTACAACGTACCTGATGTTTCCGAACATCAACCAAATTTTGACTTCACGCCTTATGCCGGCAAATATGCAATTTTACGTGCGGGTGTCGCAAGTCGAGAAGACTATTCATTCCGCAGACACGTCGCGGAGTGCCAACGTTTAGGCATCACAATCGGTGTCTATTTCTATTCCTATGCTTTGAATGTTGCACAGGCAATCGAAGAAGCACAACGCTTCTTATCCATCATTGCTGGCGTGGATATTGGGCTTGGCGTATGGCTAGACATGGAAGACGCCGACCATTACAAAGTCAATAATGGCGTTGCTATCACACACGATAATATTGCACCTATGTCGCGTGCATTCTGTGATGTCGTTGCTTCGGCTGGATACTACACAGGAATTTATACTTCGTTATCATGGCTTGGCTACCTTGCACCTGAATGTGATCCATACGATAAATGGGTAGCGGCTTGGGGCAATAATGACGGAAGCCATACAGTAGACACTTCAGCATACGGCACAATCCAGCAATACACCAGCAACTATGGAACACTAGACGAAAATGTAATCTTCGTTGACCCATCAATCTATCGCACTGGAGCAACAGCAGATAGACCAGTGGAATATGTTCAAACGCCTACACAGTCGCCAGTTGCAACAAGCACAAACGTATATGTTGTACAGTATGGCGATACACTTTCAGGAATTGCGGCTAAGTTTGGAACGACTTATCAATACTTAGCAGAAATTAACGGTATCGTAGACCCTAATGTTATCTATGTTGGGCAAGAAATCGTTATTAACGGTGAACCAGTCGCCAGCACAAGCGATGAGGTTTATTACACAATCCAAGACGGCGATACGTTATCGGGCATCGGAGCAACACATGGTGTATCTTGGCAATGGCTAGCCGAAGTTAACGGAATTGATAATCCAGATCTGATTTATCCAGGCAAGACAATTCGTGTTAGATAGGAGAAAATAAAAATGGAAAAATTAAATAAAGTATTAGGAATGAGCGGTGAGGCATTTGGATACATCGCCCTTATTTTCGGAACAATAGCAACAGCATTAGGGGGAAGCGATCAAATGTTAATTACACTCATCTGGTTTATGGTAGCAGACTATGTTACAGGCCTTATTACGGCAGGTATTTTCAAAGCCTCTCCAAAGTCCGCAACTGGTGCATTGGAGAGCAGAGCATCACTCAAAGGATTATTCCGTAAGGGCGGAATTCTGTTGATGGTATTCATTGCTGTGCAGCTTGATAAAGTAACAGGTATGGAACTAATCCGTAATGCTGTGGTTACTGGCTTTATTGCAAGCGAAGGAATCTCAATCATTGAAAATCTAGGATTGATGGGATTGCCAATGCCGGCAATCATTATAAAAGCACTGGATACTTTAAAACAAAAAGCAGATGCACAACAATTAGCAGAAAAGCCAAAAGAATAAACACGAGCCTACTCTCTTAATTGAGGGTAGGTTCTTTTTTTATGCACATTTATATAAAATAATTTATATATTTTTATTGACAGTATATAAAATAATTTGTACAGTATAGTCAAGGAAAGCCCAAAAGGGATTGAGGTAAAAAACATGAGAAACATTTTAGCAAGTGAAAAAGCATACAACATCATTATCAACAGTCTAAAAGGAACAGCAGAAGAACTATATGCATACAAGTTGGGAAACCTTGATAGTTGCGAACAACTAGAAGAATTTATTGATGATAATTGCAATAAAAATTACATCGCAAAAGGTGAAGATATTGAAGATATTGAAGAATATATTGAAATTGCAACATTTAACAACAATGAAGAAATAGAACCAAACTTTGAAGTATTAGAGGGAAGCGTTATTTGGAGATAGGGGGACAATATGGAAAAGTACACATTGCAAGAAGCAACATTAGAGAATAGATCTTCATATAAAGACATATGCGTTGCTTTGGGTGGTAGCGACATCGCAACATTGATCATGGTAGGAATGACAATGGAAAATCGTCCAGCCACAACATCTCACCTAGAAATGAAAGAGTTGAATTTCGGCGAAGATGGCGAATATAGCGCATGGTTAGTGGACGGTGATACAGCCGTCCCTGAACATTACACATTAACGGCTGAATTCAAAAATTGGCTCAAGATCTATGATGATGAGGGCTATTGCACATACTTCACAGCGCCTTTTATCAGAGTATATCAAGCCGGACAGTTTGGTTGCCTTATCCAGTTATGCCAGGAATACTCAAGCATTAAGCAGCTAAAGGAAATGCTGAAGAGTGACAAACGCATCATTGCCGAAGTCATGGAAGAAGAAGTAAAGCGCATACTTAATAGTGATAAGACCACTTACCAAATTGCAAAGGAAACAGGTGTGTCAACGGCTATTATTGATAATTACAGAACAGGAAAAAGCAAGGTGGAAAATATGACAATGAATATCTTACAAAAGTTGATTTGTGGCAAGCAAGAAACAACAACTTATATAGTGGTAAGTTACAAAGAGAACGACTGGAAGAACGGTTGCTACTATAAGAAGTTTGACAACAAGAAAGATGCTGAAGACTTTTTGAACAAAGAACAAGGCGATTTCAGAACTAGAGAATTGTATGATTTTAGCAAAGAAGACAGAAAAGAAGCGTTTTATAAAGAATGGTGCAAAAAAGAGGTTAGTGAAATTGATGAAACATACGATTGGGACGATGAATTAGAAGCATATACAATCCTTTATCGGCAAAATTGGGAATAAAAAAAGCCCGTTAAATTAAACGGGTTTTCTTTATGCAAACTCTTCTAATACATACGTTTTTGTGTATCACATACTGGTTAGAGTTTAATTTGTTTAGTGCCGACAACAGGAATTGAACCTGCGACCTACGCGTTACGAGTGCGTTGCTCTACCAACTAAGCTATGTCGGCGATGTAATTATTATACGTAATATCGATACTGAATTCAAATCATATTAGGCAAAAATATGATACAGTAGAATACAGAAAATGTGAGGTACAATATGAAATTTACAAAGTTAATGTTGGCAATGTTATTGGTATTAGCAGGTTGCGGTAAGGCAACACCAGAAGCACAGGCTAAGAAAACAGCAGAAACATTTATAAACGCATTAGATTCTGGAGATACAGAAAAAGCGAAGGAACAATCTAGTGAGGATGTTCAAAAGATGTGCGATGCGATTGAAGCTTCCTTTAAGACACCAGCTAGTTTTTCATCAACAGATTTATCTGATGACGCGAAGAAAAAGTTGGCTGAAATTGAAAAACAAATTAGAACTTCCTCATTTGAAAATCCAAAAATCAAAGATGTAAAAGAAGTAAATGAGAGAAAGTATGAAGTGACCTTCTCAATGGATTTTTTGGATACAGCTGAAATTAGAAAGTACTTTACAGGTGAGGAGTATAAGGCATTAATTTCTACACTATCTGTTGAAGCAACTGAAATACAAAAGAAAGATGGTGATGAAGCTGCCAAAAAGTATATGATGGAACAACTTGTAGATAAGATTTATTCTGTTTATACAGAACGGTTAAAAGACAAGAAGTATCACAATGAGGATTCTATTATCACTCTTGAACAACAAGATGATGGTAAGTGGTTTGTGACAGATATTAAAGACGTAAAGCAAGAAAAATAAGAAACTAGAGGAATAAACG